TCTTTCGCATTAGTGCAGCTACAATATAAATGGCTAACATGGGTGCTTTGCTTTTCTCTTGAGCTAACAACCGCTTTACTACTGCAATTTGGACATTCAACACGCGCCATACTCTCACCCACAACTTTATAAATATACTGATATTATATACAGTTAATTCGTGTGGGCAAATAAAGTAAAAAAGAGAGTTCAATTTAATTTAACTATTTTTTCAAACTCTTTATTATGCTTTTGTCGATAAAAAACTAATAACTCACGCCCTTTAGAAAGCACATGATTTTTAAGGGCTATTAGTTGGCTTTTTCTTAATTTAGACGTGCTATAAAAACCTAAAACAATACAGCGTTTTTTACTTGGGTAAGCTAATGTAAAAACACCTGAAAAGCTGTCACCTTGCGGATTCACTCTATATTGTTCAATAACTGGGTCGCTAAACATAATTTTCAATCCTTGTATTGTAATTAATCCGTTGCTAATCAGAGCTCAAATCAAAAGTAAGCTTTAAACCACCGCGAATTTCTTCATCTTGTGCTACCGCATCAATCAATTTTTTAATCATCGGCTTAGTTTCATTTTTAAAATAAACCTTGTCGGTTTTTTCAGGGTCACCAAGACCAGCCGTATTAACCGGAATAATACCCGATAACCCCGGAGGAAAGCGGTGCGCGTTTAATACATCTTGTGCCGATACATTTTTAACATTCATAAACTCGTCTTTGCTTTCAAAATTACCCACAGGAATTATTTGTAAGCCCTTTTCTTTACCGTTGGGAATATTAACGAACAACGATTTAAAGTTACCGACACCTTTAGAGTCTTGTATTTTTTCTTTTATATCTTCTTCAACGTCAGGGTCAAGGTTAGGATCAGTGGCATACATAATAAAACCCATATGCGCACCGTTAATAAAATATTTACGCCTAAACAAAGTTGCATCTTCATTTAACAATGCCGCCTGTAATGCGCCCAAATAATCAGGGCAACCATATACTTGTTGCACAGGGTCGTATTGCTTAACCCAAACAATATCGCGTGCTTTGTATTGTTTTACTTGGTTATTACGTTCAAGTATTACCGCACCGCCGTCAGCGGTCACACGCGTTCTATAACTTGGCAGGGGAAACAAGCGCACCACTTGTTTAAAACCATTGCGTATTTTCAACAAGGCCACATCACCAAACTGCACCAAGTTTAAAAAAGCTGCCTCCATTTGTTCGCTGGTCATGCCGCCACTTTCGTACCGTGCCGCTGCCATTTTTGCCCGAGCATAAACAATACCGCCATGTTGGGCATTTCGCCTTGTCAATCCGGCTAATAAATCGCGGTCAATGGGGGGCTCCCAAAAGCCGTACTGATCATTAAAATATAACGAGTCATAATCAGTTAAAAACATATTGGGCATTACTTGCTCAGGCATACTAAACACCACGGGCGAATTCTTTACAGGTGAAGTGGTTTTTTGCTCTCGCTCTGGTGCTGTTTCTTGTGGCTGTTCTTGAACTTGGTCGGTTAGTTCTGCATTGCCCATGATGATTTCCTTGTATGTGCGTGGTTAAGTGGTTCATTAATTACGGCATGCGCAATAGCAAAAAACACATCTGCATGGCCTGTGGTATTGTCGCGGCTAGCCTTAAAGGTAATAGCCCCGCCTGTGTCGGTAGTGGTTCGTCGTATGGATAAGCAACTCATGGCAATATCTTTGTTGCTTGCATCCCATTCGAGCCGGTTACCCTCAATTACGTCAATCATTTTCAGTACTAAACGTGTTTTGCTGCTAACGCTGTAATGTATGGCAGTGGCTTCGCGTGGGTACAACGTGCTTATAGAGTCAAATACACCTGCACCTATACCTGTGGTATCAACACCGATGTAAGTAACATTATATTTTGAATAAACTTTTTGAATTTCACTAACGTGGTGAGAAAAGTTCAAGCCTCGCCAATAGTGCTTTTCAAGTATCCTAAATTTTTCACCTTTCTTTTCACCCGGTGCAACAACAACTAAAGTGGCATTGTCACGCGTTCGGGCAGGGTCGTAACCCAGCCACACTTCACGGTTGCCAAATGGCTGGGCATTATTAGGTTTGTAGTCTTGCCAACGGCTAGCGTCAACCATGCATTTTTCAAGGTCACTAAATTTAAAGACACTGTCGGCATCGTCAATAAAGATGCACATAAACAGGTTATTAAATTCATCGGTGTTGTATTCGTCGCGCAGTTCGTCGATGTCAAATAAATCACAACCGCCCCGTTGTGCATCTAACAGGGTTACCACATACCGCCATTGTTTGTCAGGGCATAATCTGCCGTTGTCGCGCATTTCGTCAAAGGTTGGAAATTCAATTTCTTCACGACTAGCGTTGCCATTTTTCCAGTGATCACCTGTCCAAAAGGTATAAGCAGGGTGCGCCTTGGTTGACGGTGTTGAAAAATAGGTTTTACGCCAATGCTTATGAGCAGCCATGGCCGAAGCCACTTTGTTTAATTGATCAAATTTACCTATCCAAAAGTATTCATCTACATACACATGGCCGTGATAACTTTGTGCTGTTTTACCATTGGTACTTAAAAAGCGTAGTTCAGCCGCACCGTGCGCAGTATTTAATACAATAGGGTTACCGGTTAGTTCTATTTCAAAAAACTCATGTGCAATAGCAACTATGTAGGTTCTAAAAACTTCGGCTTGAGCACGTGACGCAGATAAAAATATTTGTGGGTCACCCGTTAATACAGCATTTTCAAATGCTTCACCTGAAAAATAATAGGTAGCACCCACTTGCCTACTTTTTAAAATATTACGAATACGTTGATGCAAGTTTTTATGCATCGTTTTTTGATATTCAAATAACGAGTCATACCAACTGGCAAAATCTTCTTGGGTTAAATGACTAACATCATTTTTCTTTTTACGACCATTCTTTTTAGTATTGTTGTTATTAGCGCCTTTTGACTGTCCATTGTTGTTTGCATTGTTGTTTGATGTGTTGGTACTGTCTTCACCTTGCGCGGCTTTTCGGGCTAAATCAGCCCGTTGCTTTTTAAGTTTTACATGCTTCTCAATAAGCATATCAAGCTCTTTTATCTGCATACCGCTTTTTTCGTTAATGTCGGTTAGCATCACAATGCGACGGGCAATGGCTTCGTCTACCTCTTCTTCGCGTAGCAAATCACGCCAATTGTATTTGTCTGACCAATAATAAATAACACGGGTATTAGGTAGGTTTAATTCACTGCGTATTTCGTCAGGTGTCCAATGGCGTAAATAAAGCCGTTTTGCTGCTTCTCTGATTTCTGGGGAATAAGCCATTTAATTACTACTGTTATTAATAAACTGCCGACAGTGTATTTATTTGCAAATAACTAATAACCCATTAAAAAGCCTGTTTTTTCCTTAATTCCATATATAGGAATTATCCATAAGTTAACCGCGTGATCAGGGTGTTTTTTACGGTTATTCTGCCTGCAATTGAACGAATGTTGCAAATGAGTAAAACGACAATGCCAAAGACAACGCCAAATAAAAATACAGCGCAAACGGGCTGGTTAATTGCTGCCACTGAGGGAGCTACTGTTGATGGTCGCACCATTACAAAACAGTGGATTGAAGAAATGGCAGAAACCTACTCAATTGAAGTTTATACCGCTGTAATTTGGCCTGAACATTTTCGCTCGTCTTGGGGGCCTTTCGAGGGAAAAAACTGGGGCACTATTGACGCTGTTAAAGCCAGTAAACAAGGCGGAAAACTGCGATTGTTTGTTAAATTAACCGCTAACAGTTATTTGCTTGATGCCAACAAAGATGGGCAAAAGCTATTTATGTCTATTGAACCCAATACAGACTTTACTGGCACGGGTAAATGTTATTTACAAGGTTTAGCCGTTACCGACTCCCCTGCATCAACAGGCACTACCCGTTTAAAATTTTCAATGGGTGACAAAGAAATTGAGCACCAGTACAGCGCTTTAGAAGTGCTAGAAAAAAGCGACTTTATTAGCTACGGCACCATTGAAAACAATTCCAGTAAAGAAGAACAGGTAAAAACCCTGTTCAGCCAAATTTTTAACCTTTTTTCTAACGACACCAATCAGGCCGAGCAACAGCAAGGCGAGGACGACGACATGACCGAAGCACAATTCAATGCCTTAATGGATAAATTAAACGGCACAGATCAAAAATTCACTTCACTTGAAGACAAGTTTAAAACCCTTGAAGAAAAAGTAAGCACATTTAGCACTTCACCGGGCGATACGGGTGGCGAAGATGAAAGCGGTGCTGATAATGGTGAAGATAGCAAAGGCGGTGATGGTAAAGAAACCACCACTGAAACAAAAGTAACTGACGATCAATTTAGTGCATTAACTAATGGCATTAATGCGTTAACAGCAAAGTTTGGCAGTTTAGAAACCAAGTTCAACGAGCTAAGCAAAGAAACTGGTGATCAAGAGCCAGACCCAGCAGGGCAAAGCGGAACAATAAGCCTCGTTTAAGCCATTTTTAAAACGGAACGAGCACTAGCACCATAACGGAATAAATTAACAGCGAGAAAATTATGCAATTAAATCAAACAGCCAACGCAAACTTACTAGCGTTTTCTACACAGTTAGCCTTAGCTTACGGTGTCGATTCAGTACAAAACCAATTTGCCGTTAGTGCGCCCATGGAAACAAAACTCCGTGCCGCATTACTAGAATCAGTCGAATTTTTAAAACTGATCACCGCGATGCCAGTTGACCAAATTAAAGGGCAGGTAGT